TACCTATCATTAATATCCCATACCAGTGATATCTAGCGTATGGAGTTGTATAGGTGATTGCATCCTGTGTTGGTGCAATTCTTGCACTCGCAGCTAAATATCCATCTTGAAAAGGAACTCTAGGGTCAGACAATCTCATCACTTCACCAGTAAAAAAGGTTTGGACTTTACCGCTTGGTTCTAATCCTAAACCTTTTAATAATGTGTTAGTGCTTGCAACTTGATAATCTACATCGAATATAATTGCCATTACACACCTTTGATGTGAAAGTGGTCTAAAGGACTGCCTACATCTCTATCGTTGATATAATCGACTGTGATTTTGTCTACAATGCCATCAAGTTCTCTTATTGAATTAATGTCTGGATGGTTTCCCTTAACAAGTATTGTTTTCGTTTTTATTGTGCCTATTCCTTTCTCAAAAGGTATGAAAACACTAACATTGGAAACATTATTGATAGATTTTCCATCCTGGACTATCTCGGCAGAACCCTCCCAATATACACCCTCTATGAATTCTCTTACGTAAGTTATGCCATCGCTTTGCAGAGTAAACGCTGTAATATCATGAGGAAACATTGTTATTCCCCCTTTACATCTCCTTTGCCATCATTTAATGGCTTTGGTTTTTCTTCTGTTTTTGGTGTTTCTTTTTCTTTCACAACTTCATATCCTAACGAAACATAACGCTCCGCTAATTTAGGATTGATGATGATTGTTTTTCCGTTTTTCTTTACTTTCATATTCAATTTACCTTTCTGTTTAATAGTCCAGTCCAAGTAAGGTGTTCATATATATTCCTTATAACATCACTATTGAGCTCAATCTGTAACTCTTTGAGTGTTTGTTTAGCACCCTCTTTGTATGTAACGGATCTCTGCCCTAATGTTTCGGATTTTATATTACTTTCCCCACTGATTTTGTTTTGATTTCTGATTCTGCTGATGTCTCCCTCATTCAAGAAGAATAAATCAGCAAGAGCACAAGCACAAAATTGAATGTTTTCCTTTATATTGGGATTCTCAAATCCTCTCTGCGCTCTATTCGCTGTGAAAAAGTCAATCTTGCTACTTGCACTCAAAATCATTCTGTCGAAGTCCTTTTGTTCAGTAATCAGACTTCCCAAGAATACATCTTTATAAAAATCGAAGTCTGCATATACCATAAATAGACCTCCTATCTCTTATACTGGTTGATAAACCGCAAATGGGAATCTTGTAGTTTTGTCGCTGTTTAATGCATTGATAGGATTTGGAACTTCCCAACCTAAACGCATAACAAAACGCAACGCAACCATATCTTGTTGAGCTAAGTTATATGCAATCGTTCCATCTGGATTTTGGATAACTGCTTCTGTTAATACTTTCAATGTTAAATCTTGTCTAATTGAATAGACGCCTTGAGAGAAATCACCTGCAATTAATGTTGCTAACGCACTATCCCAAGCACCATTCATAGAAAAATGAATAGGCATTCCATCTAACGCATAAGGTGCAGACCCTTCACGTAGATTTTGAACAAAAATCGGATTTTTGTTATCATCACGTAATCCACGCAATTTGCCACGTAGAGACACCGCACTTGCTACACCATTTGGAATAAATCCATCTTGTTCTACTAAAGAAATAACACCATCTTCACCGAAAATGTCGATAAAAATATCTCCAGATGCAGTAACAACATTTGTTGCTGAAATAGCACTTTCTACTAATCCGTCTCTCCATGATGCTGGTTTGTTAACATCAAAGAGAATAGCGCCATCAATTACTTTCCCAAACGCTTCTTGTACACGTGGAGTAACTTCTCCAATAATGTCGTAACCATTATCTCGTGCATCATTTAATACCGCTTCTGGAATAGGTACAATTACTGCAATTTCTTCTGCATAAATCTTTTTCTTATCCCATTGAACTTTAGTAGTTCCTTTTTGTCCTGTATCGCCATCAACGAAATATGCCATTGGTAGCATATCCAATACAGGCATTGATAAAACATTACTTGCCATGTTTGGTAATCTACGAAACATGGATAAAACTGTTGATTGAGCAACTGCACCCTGAATGATTTCGTGTGCTTGTTCCTCTGGAATTAGAGCCTCCGCTCCTGATCTTAAAATTACATCTGCCATAAATAAATATTCCTCCTTGTTATTTTCCTGCAGCCTTCAAAATCGCTTCATTCAAATCTTGATTGCTCGATTTTGGTTTTTGGTCTTGTCCGCTTAAATCTGGAGACGTTTGTATCTTCTTTATTTCCCCTTCTTTGTATTGCGGATTTTTTTCTACATACTCTTGCAAAGCTGTGTCGTAGTCTTTTTCATCACTTACCAACTTTGATACTTCATGACTGACAAATTCATGAAACTCTTTAGCAATACCTGCATTTCTTACCTTTTCGCTAGTTTGGTATTTAACCAGTTCACTATTCGATGTTTCAAATTGATTCTTAAGGTTATCACGCTCTGTTTCTGTTGTTTTGAGCGTTTTGCTAATGTTTTCGTAATCCCCTTTGAATTTGTCTCTGTCCTCGGTTAATACTGTTACCTCATCAGATTTCTCATTAAATTTGGTTTGAATCTTGGCAATATCTTTACCGTTTTCTTCCATGACCTTATCAATCTGCTCTTGAGATAAACCTAGTTCTTTTAATGTTTCTGTTTTCATATTTCCTCCGTTATTAGGCTTTTTAGGTGGTTGCCATCACCAACGCTGATACCTTTTTAGGTCGTGTTCATGACCATATAAAAAGCAAGCCTTTTATAGCTTGCTAGTTAACCTATTTGCTCTCTTCCTGGTTGCCTTCTCAATTCAGGATGAGCCTTTACATATTCTCTTAGTTCTTTTTGTCTTTTCCGTAGAAATACACTTGCTTTTTTTTCTTCTTCTGTGTCGTTACTTCTTTCCGCTACTTCAACACGTTTCTTAGAATCTCTTACTCTTCTTTCAAGTAACCTTTGGTGTTTTGTCAGTTCATACACACGAGAGTTTTCTTTGTCATTCACGATACTTTTTGGCATTACACTAATGCCCGGAAAGAAAAACCAAAATAAATGCCTGCAATTTGCTCCACTTAATCCGTCTACTAACCCATATCCTGTTGCTTCTTCAAAGTTTTCATATTCATCATTGCTTCCATTAATGAGAAATATCTTTCCTTGCCATAATTCGTGATTTTGGTGTCCGTCTCCAGTGTTTCTTGCTCCTAAATGTTCCGACACAATATAGTGTTCTGCTCCTACATCACTTGCAACCTTTTCATTCGCTCGATTTGCTGTTTGATGTACTGCTGTTATTACATCTCGGCGAATAACCGCTTCTACTGATACGTTAATAACTCGGCCATCCTTTTGTCTGTAACTCGCTCCGGTTATACCGCTATCAGCCATCTTCCTTAAGCCTTTTCTAATAGCTGTCTCACCATCATAGATACCGCTAGAAACCTCTAAATAAGCATTGTTGATTACTTTTATGTACTCTTTTTTAACGCTCTCTAATGCCTTAGTTTTAACTAATCGAAAAGTTTGGTTTAACTCTCTGTGTGAATTCTCTATGACATCAGTAATTGAAATTGCTTCAGGGTTAAGATTTGTAATTCCGTTTCTAAATAAATTGTCAATTTCTTCAGTATCTATGGACTGATAACCCACTTCATTGAGCATTTTTATAATTTCTTGCTCTGTTTTACCTGAATAAGCAGAAATAATCTTTACTGCATCTTGATTCAGTCCACCTAATTCTTCTAACTTATGAATCCACCACTCCATACTGCCTGTAATTGGATCGTACACATTAAACCTTTCAGCAATTAATCTCAATAACTCTAGTTCTATCTCGGAATACATTTGAATTATCGGAAGAGTTAAGTTATCAAACTCTCTTTCTGTAATCATTTGTTATTCCTCTATGACTGGCGGTTCTTCTTCTGTAACGGTTCTTCCATCTATTTCTGAAACAAACTTCTTCGCTTGTTCATCTGTTAGATTCTTTGTTATCTTAAAATACTCCACTTTATCGATTAGTCCGGCATTGTACTCGATTAATGCCCTCTTTTCGATTGATGCTGAATCTTCGATAATAGAATCATCAAAATCAAAAGATATTTCTGCATTAACATCTACTGGTACACCGAGATATTTATTTGCTACATATAATATCCCTTTGAATAAATCAAATAAAGTGTTTTCAAGCGCTATTGTTTGTTTTCTTATACTTCGGTATAAATCAGAGTTCTGCGAAACAATTTCAGTAGCCGTTTTTACTTGTCCGCTATTCCATTGGTAGATATCACCCCCACCTAAACCAACGGATTCCGCTAATAGGTTTAGATTTAATTGAATACCCCCTTCGTGTTCGTCAGTCCTCAATGAAAAATCTGTTTCATGTATTTTGGTTTTCTCTTCATTCTCTAGTCCAGGGAGCGTGTAATACACCACATCATTGGTGTCGTATGAGTATTTAATATCTCCTGATTGAGTGTCGATTTTTAATAAATCGGCATCAACAAATATTCTCTTTCTTCCTAGTAGAAACTCTGTTACGAAACTATCATAAGCAATGTCTATACCTTTTAGAATATCAATCGAATTAGCAAATACACTTATGCCATATGGGCTATCTAAAGAAATGTTATTTACGATTGCAGGTCTTAAGATTGAAAACCACGGAATATCACTTCCTGTCTTGAATGATTTTGCGGTTGTGTCTAATTGGTCAGAAATATCAGTTAGATTTCCGTTTTTGTCTTTAAGTAGATAGTTATATATAATATATTCCCCGTTTTCTAACTTATGAACGGAAAGATATATTAATTGTTTGTTGTCTACTGTTCGATTAACTGCAAAAGCACACTCAATTACTTTCTTTCCGCTATATGCTAATGGAATCACTTTATCTGCTGTCGCAAATTCAATTTTCAATTTAGAATCATTTGTCTTATAAAGACCTGTATTTGTATCTACCTCAATGTCATGTAACGATAATACAAATGCACCAGTACCATATGCCATTGCTTTCTCTACCGCTTCGTTTGACATCATTTCCCAATCGTTCTCATTAAGGATGTCTCTTATACCTTGTGGAAACTCGCCACTCCCAATATTGATAGCAACTTTCTCATTCAATAAAAAGTCTGCATAGTTTTCACTAACTTTCTTGGCCATACCAAGAGTGTATCTTTTCATCTGATGAGTTTTGTCCCCACTGTATATAGAATAGTTGTGAAAGTCCTTTACATTCCCCCTAAACCAAGCACTCCATGTCTCAATATAGGGCTTCATGTTCTTGTATTCGGGAATCTCATACTTGAGTGAATTAATAAATTGCTCTAGATTCATTCTTCTTCTCCTTTTTCCACTAAAAAAGGAAGCATACTTTTAATATACTTCCATGAGTTCATAACCCAGTATCTCTCTGTGTCCATGCAGTGGTCGTTTTCCTTTATAGGCTTCTCTTGGCCCTTTTCAATGGACTTTATATCCCAACTGTATAAATACTTCTCTGCTATCAAATGCTTTTGTTTGGGTGAATAAAACAACCTTTGGAATGACAATAGTTTTTGTACTCTGTTTATTCCCAACATTACAGTATTGTCCGCACTTATTATCTTAATAAGTGGGTATACTCTTTTTATTTCTTCAGCTAATCCTCTAGCACTAGGATCTATTACTGCATATAAGACTTTTTGAGACGTCATTTTTTCAATTTGTATAACAAACTCTTTAAAGTCTTTTGCATATTCACTAGGAGACTTTTGTTTGCCTGTATCTCTTCCGGAGTGATAATATTCATCAATACCCCTTACACATTTATCCACAAAGTCTATTCCAAACGCTTCGAACGTCGTCGCGTTCATCTGCCCGTAGTCTATTGATATTCCAATATACTTTAGTCTTGCTAACTGTTGTGTCGTGGGTTCTTGCACATGAGTATCTTCCTTAAACATATAGTAGATAACATCTTCTAAACCTGTGCATAGTCCTAGCCATACCCAATCATACATCTTAGAATCGTACTGTTTCATGAGTTCTGCTGATTCAATCAGTTTTCTTCCTACCCATTCAATAGGAACATCTCGATAGTCTGTGTGAATGTGTATTACATCATCACGCTGCTTCATTTCATCTAACCATTGCATTACTGGTGCTTTAGGATTTCTAGGTGGATTGAAATAGTATTCCATCTTAAACCAGTCGTCATTACCTCTAATGAATGTAGCTTCAATGTTGCTTAGTTCGTCTTTTCCTTCGCCTTTATCAAAAAACTCTGTTAACTCATCTATTTGTACTAACTTTATAGGCTTGTTTTCATCAATAATACCTTTTGTATCATCAATACTATCATTCCCTGTAAAGTAGATTGTATTGCCATTCTTCTTGTATCTGATTTGCATAGGACTAACCGTGATATCAAACTCGCTCTTGTTTACTCCTAGTCGATTGATTGCTCTCAGTGTTTCTTTGTAGACTGTCTTACGAAGTTTGTTGTGATTCTTCCTCATACACACTACAGAAGCATCCTTATCGCACATGATCGTGTATATAGCCTTTATAGCACCCTTACTAGACTTTGTTCCTGCTCTACCGCTTGTATCTATCTCATGGGTGTACTTCTTTGAATTGAACGCTTTATGATATGCAGGTATTATCTGTTCGCTTAATCTAACTGTCGTTTGGTAAATCATTTACTATCACTACCTTTGTTGGGCTTTCCCCTGTGTTGTTTTTGGTAAACTTATCTATCACTATCCCCATAGCAGTCGCTATTTGGTTGATTGATGTTTTTTTTATTTTTTCTTCATCTGCCATTCCGTTCATAAACATTTCTACTAAATCAAAAGCATCTTGTAACTTGCCTTCCAGGTATTGAATCATGTCTTGTGTGTTCTCTTCTTTTTTTTGTTCGATTTTTTCCGATATATTCTCGCTTTTTTTAATAAGTGTTCTAACGGTGTAATCTGACACTTTATTCATGCGTGCTGTTTCTGAATAGTTTCCGTTTTCTACATAATCCGCAATTATCTTCTGCTTATTCTTATCCGTTAGTTTTGTCCTTCCCATTTACAGCACACCTCCTCTTCTCTACTGTCTTAATCAAGTAATATAAAATCAATCCGCCAATTACATCTTCTAAAATGCCTAATAGAAATGTCATAAGTGAGTTCTCCTCTCACTATATAAGTAATTCAATGGGACATTTTAGTAATACACGTGGCTTCTATTGGATTGCTCGTTTCTCTCTCTAATAACTTGTTCCTTTGGTTTTAGCGGTCTTTTCCTTTTACCACTGTAGTATTTGCATAAGTCTTTGTATAACTCCTTATTGCTCTCTAATCGCTTTATAAATAGTGGTGTTAACTTATGGCATCCACTCAATACGTTTCTGCAATAGGTTGGATTCATTCCTATACTTTCCGTAAACTCTTTCTTAGTTAAGTTGTTGTCTTTTAGGTATTTGTTTATTAGTTCTATTAGTGTCATATTCTTCTCCTGATAATTTTATAAATAAAAAAACAAGCCCTAAGCTCGTTTTTTTATTCTTTCAATTTTCTAATAATTTAGAATTAAATGTAATATCTTTTTCTTTCAAATCTAGATGTGTTTCTTGCGTTATTTTCAAAGGGTTTTCACTCGAATCCCAAGAAATAGAAAACGAAAAACTCATATCAATATTTTGAATAGTTTGTATTTTATCTCCAAACACATTATCATATTCAATTTCGACCAATAGATCTGCACCAGTGAATCTGTTCAATTCATTGGGATTCGGTAAATGGAACTTCAAAAACAAGTATTTTAGAATTG